CTTTTGACAATTCATCTAGTTGTTCAAATTCTTCAGACATCATAAAGTCTTCGATTTCTTCTAAAGAGTAATCTTCTAATGTTAGTTCTTCATCCACATTAAATCTTTTAGTTTTCATGTGGCTAATAAATTCTGAAGTCGTTCCATTTGGATTAGACTTTTTCCACTTAGTATGATTCTTAACAAAGTGAGGGTGTTTTGGGTCATGAAGCTCATAAGCATCGGCACTTTCTTTGAACATAGATTGAGCCATATAATTTCTTTTGTCTTCCATTGCTATTGAAATCTTATCTTTAATAGCTTCTTGAAATGCAGATTCAATATCAGTAGCTCTACCTGAAATGATTGCATCAACTAAATTTAATGTAAAATCTGTCATCTTAATTCCTATTGAGGGTTTTGTTCTGGAGCAGGTTCTGGCTCCGCTTTTATTTGTTTATTAATGTCCTTGATTTCTTCATCAGTCTGCATCAACACGTTTTTTCTTACCCACTCTATGCTATAATACTTACCTACGAACATATCAATAGAGTTCAAAGTGGCGATACGATTCTGAATAATCTCAGTTTCTTTAAGTTCGGCATAATGGTTATCGACAGCAAAAATATATTTAATTTCTGGTAATAAATCATCCCACTCATCTTCCCTAATTACACCCTTTAGGATTAACTGAACCCTAAGTACCTGAGAAAACAGATGAGAGAATTTGCTACGCAATCTTGATATAAACTTTGCAAACTTAACTTCGTCTCTTGTAATAGTAGCTGATGCTCCTATTGAAAAAGCCATATCAGGTTTCAGCCTCGATAATGGTACATTCAAAGCTTGAAATAGTTTATTTTGAAAATAGTTAATATCTTCAATCTGTCCTAAGTTCTGAGCTCCGTCTAATGTGGTTATTTCTGTTCCTTTGCCGCCTTCTCTTCTTGGCATCCAGAAATCTTCCATCATAGAAAGATGTTTTTTATCGTCCTTTATCTCGCCAGTATTAGCATCATAAACCAGTTTATTTCTAAACTTGTTCATAATATCTTGAACATACTGCTCTGCTTTTACTTTAGGTAAATTACCAACATCGATATAGAAAATTCGTCTTTCAGGTGCTCTTGAAACACGGTATATTACTAGAGCATCCTCAATCATTTTTAGTTGATTAGTCGGTTTAATAGCCTTGTTTAGATAACTTAACCCCACACCAGTGTTAGGGTCTATTAGACCAGATCCACAATAAGCAACAGAATCTGAACTCAACCTCACACCTTGAGTGGCAGTAGTTGTTAAACCTTTATCATTAAACAAATAATATTCTTCAACGTTAGTATTAACATCAACACCTGTTGGTGTTCTTTCTGTTTTAACTGTTCTAATCTTTCTAATTTTTAGAGGATCAATATACCTTAATTCGGCAATGCCATTTTTAACATCTTTATCGTCTATTAAGATATTGTAATAAAGTTTTCCATCAACATACCAAGTTCTGAATATGTCATGCGCTCTATCAGAAAACTTTAATAATTTTAGAACCTCGTTAAACTCATCGCTTATTTTAGTCTTAATAGATTCAGATATTTTAGAACCGGCTAAACTAATCTTAACGATAGGGTTATTGCCGTCATTAACAATAGACTCATTAATGATATCTTCAACAGCAGAATCACAATCAGGATAGTTACAAGTTTCCCTATACTTTTGTATGAGAAGATTTTCGTTTTTTAAACTACCATCAAGGTCTACAGATATACCATAGTAATTTGCGGCAGATACTAAAGCAGCCCCATCATCAAGTGGTGGAGAAACAACACTCGCCACTTGATTTGGTTTCGATTTCTTTTTGGTTAATTTAATTCCAAAAATTTCCATTATATGTCTTTAGCCTATTAAAAAGAAAAAGGAATAGTTCCGATTGGTGTATCTATTGACAAATTAACACCAAAAGAACTTCCGTCTGTATCAGTGCCTTTATTAGAGGTAAAGTAGTTATATCGAAATTCAACATCAAACGTTTCAATATCGTTACCTTGACCGAAGTCTAGTTGGATTTGACCGATTGAAATTGGGAAAGCATCAGAGAACTTGTATGTTTTAAGAGTTGCGCCATTTCTATCTAGTTGATGAATTTCTAACTCAACTTGATAATCTGATGGATTAACTAATCCATTAGTTGCTGCATATCTTTGGATACCCGACTGCCAAGTTTCAAATGCGTTTCTCAAACCAAAAGTGGTATCATTATATACGGTTATTGTCCAAGGTTGGAAAGTTCTTTCCCCAGCAATATAAATTGGGCGACCTCTATACGGAATCTCTATTTCTGAAATAGTAGAACCTGGAAGAGATGCAGATTTACATAAGAATTGAGCTCTTGCTCCTTCAAATGCACCTAAACCTACAAATGTAGGAAAGTGAAGATATGCTCTGAATTGGTTAGCTCTTGCGCCACCACCAATCAGTTGCGAGGTAAAATCCGCGATATTAGCCATTTTGTGGTTCCTTTGTTTATTAGTTTATATTATTTATATGAAAATAAATGGGCTAGAATTAACTAGCCCATCTTCATTTAACCACCAACAACAACGAAGTCAACACCTGTTGCGGTTGCTATGAAAGAAAGCTGTATATAATTGATAGAACGAGTAGGTTTGATATAGATATCACCAACAAAATTGTTGCTATCAATTACTTGAGGAGTATTGTTTGATTCGTCACACACTACTTTGAAGTCAGTAACGCCTCTACGACCTTTAACGCCACGCAAAAACGGCTCTACGATATTTTTGAACTGAGCTCTTGTAAACGCATCATTGTATTCAAACAACTGATATTTAGATGCAGTAGAAATAGCCTTTTCCAAATAAATAAACAATCTACGAACGTTGATACGATCAAATGCGGATGGTTTAGCTTGAAGAGTTTTATCACCATATAAAACAACACCTTGACCAGGAAATGCAACAACTGGGTTAATGCCACTTGAGTATAAAGTATCTCTATCAGTTTTAGTTGGATTAACTGCTAATTTAACAACATTTTTAATTTGACCGCGAGTATAACCTGCTGGTGACCACCAAGCATCATTAGTAAGATCGGTTCTTGCAGCAAGACCTGCCATATCACCGCTTAATGGAACCCAACGATATACATCATTATAGCGATCATATTGATATTTGTAGCCAGTATCCATAAACCCAAAAGAAGATGAAGTAATGGCGTTACGGAATAGAACTAATGGACCAGTAGCTGTAGAATTTGTACCTGTAATAATAGCAGCAGTGCTAACGTCTTGAGGCGATACAAACGCAACACAGTCTTTGCGAGCTTCACAAACGTTTTGAATTACATAGTTTGCAGTTGTAGCATTTGCTTTACCTACCGGAAGTAAACTAATATCGTAACGATCGTCAGCATATAATATCCAAGCAGCTTGAGCATATGAACCTGAAGCATCAGCAAAATCATCAACACCATTATTCAATGATGTTTGCATAGCACCAACCATAGATTTGAAGGTTGCACCAGCAGCAACAGTACCCCAAATAGTGCCTGTAGCTGCAACATTAACTGTATGGCGCATCCAGTAAACATATTGTGACGATGCATTAATTACATCACGGTAATAGTTATTAGTGCCATCATAGTTTCTAGCCCCTAGTGCTTTAGATACGGAAGTAAACTTTTCTAAAACAGTGCCAGCAGTTCCAGTAAATGCTCCATCTTGGTCAATTACAATAACGTGAAGTTCATCGTTAGTTGCATTTTGAGTAGTAGCATATAATGAAGTACCAGGAATAGAATCAAACTGACTAGCAAATGCCCAATCAGCTTTACAACCAGTTGCATTAGCGAGAGCAACAGAAGCTGGAGTAATAGTAGCGGCAATATCAGTTGCAATTGCAGTTACAGTACCAACAACAACACCAGAAGAATTCTTAAGGATAGCACCAATATGTAATTCAGTTAGGAAAGCAGAACCAGTAGCAGTTAAAGCAGTACCAGCAAGAGCAACTGCATAAGCAGTACCTGTTAGAACTTTATCCTTAAAGGTTGCAGAATCAGCAAAAGAAACTTGTAAAGAATTACCTAAAGTTCCTTCATATTTTGCAGCCCAATCTACTAGATTAGTTCCACCTAAGAATGTGCCGTTATAAGCATCTATATTGTTGATATTAACTGCTGTACCTAATACTAAAAGAGAAGTATTACCAACAGCATTTTTACCCGCAGCAGAATCTTGACGAGTAACATATAAGCTACCAGTATATGATAAAAAGTTTGCAGCAGTAAAGAACGATTCAAAGTTGCCTACACTTGGTTTGCCGAAAATGTTTACTAAATCATTCTCAGAAGATATTTGAATGGGTTGTAAAACTGGACCCCATTGAAACGCACCAGCAAATGCGCCAGTTGATGAAGCTACAGAAGGAACAATAGAAGTAAAGTCTCTCTCTACTGTTGTCACTCCAGGTGATAATGCATATGCCATATCGATATTCCTTATTATGTTATTGTTACAAATAGAACCATCTGGTTCAATAATAGTATTTATATAAAATAGAATCTCTAAAAGTTATAGAGAACCTCGGGTTCTGTTCCGTCATTATAAAAACCAAATGGTGTCAACGAATCTTCTATTTGTCTAATCTGGTTTTGGTAGATCATATTTCTTAAATCTACGTTGTTTAATTCTTTAAAATACGGTTGAGTTACTAACCAACCAAACAAAACTAATGTCATCACTAAATCGTCGTGGTAACCACTATCGGCAGCAAAAGAACCTTTCGTTTCAATAAAGGTTGAAAGTTCTGATATAATGTCTGCGTCGGTTATTAATAACTTCTGTTCTTCAATTAACATTTTGAGAGAAGAACATCCCAGTCTTTTCACTTTCTTATCTGTTATAATACCAACTTGTGACTTACCCGAGCCAAATCCACCAGTGATAGTTTGACCAGCCACACCTCTATTTATAAATAGTATGTTTTCATACTCTAATTCATTATAAAGTATGTAACCTACTTGTTCGCCAACATTACCTTCAATAAGAACATTAGCATTATTATATTCTGTGCCTACTTTATAAATGATGTTTGGAAACAACAAAGGGGTTATGAGATTATCTTTATATTTAGCAACCACCCTATAAGGGATTTCCGTGATATCAATTAAAGTAAATGCAGAATAATCTCCGCCGACGCCTTTAGCAACATCAACAATCATTGTATAAACTCTACCAATCATAGGTCTTTCATACACATCAAAATTGTCTTTTGAGTATATTATAGGAGTAGCTGAAAGTCTTGCAAGTGCATCACTATTTATTAGGGTTGATGATGACCCCAAGAAAGAACACAATATCTCCTGCGTAAATTTGAGCTCCCCAAGTAGTTGTTTTTGTTCTTCTGCCCACTTCTCATCTCTATTAGGATGTTCCCAATAATTTACTCTTACAGGAACAAATCCATTGACGTTTGTTTCTGCTTCATTCCAGAACTTCCAAAAGTGATTATATCCAAGGGGAGTAGATGTAATAAGAACCTTTGTGGTTTTACCAGATGAAATGGTAGGATAGGTTGATGTGAAGAATTCTTCAGCAACGTTGTTAGGAATGATAGCTGCCTCATCAACATATAAAAAGTTGACAGACTTTCCACGAATCCCAGATGCAGAAGTAGCAGAGGTGAATACCTTTGAACCATTCTCCAGCTCAATGTCGCCTTTGTTCCAAGTCTCAATGCCTTGTTGAAGGAAATTTGGTAGATACTCATACATTAGTTGATATCTAGACAATATTTCTCGAGCTGCTGTAGCCTTATTAGCAAGAATAGCAACAGTCTTATGTTCATTGAATATTGAATAATGCAAGACATAAGCAGCAGCAACCTGAGTCTTACCTTGCTGTCTCGGTTGTATTGAGATTATCCTATTTTCTTTATGAATAGTTTCAATAAACCTTTTCTGATAATCATATAACTTAAAGTCAATAAGACCTAAATCTAACGAAATAATCTTGCAATACTTTTCTATAAAGTATATTGGGTCATTTTTACATAAAATATATTCAGCAACCTGTTCCTTTGTGAACTCTATAGGGACGTTGGAGCTTTTGAGGTTTACGTTAGCATTATAAAATAAACCCACTTACATCCCCGAGCGTTGCTTATCCATCTTAGCTTGTAACTTATTTACGGCTACATTAGCACCTGTTAATCTTTTCTTAACTTTTTCTGTATCCCCAGAAGCAGTCAATTCTTTCCTTTCTTCTGCACTTTTATCTAGATACTTGTTTAAAGTTTTCTTAGACAATTCTATTAAAAAATCTTTGAAGGTAATCATCGTATTTCCTTTACTTTTTGTTAAAAGTACGTTATAATATATCTGTGGTTGGGTTAAGTAGATTAGTTGCTTATAAGTTTTCTAACCAATTTTCTGAAGTAATTGTTTCATTAGTTGGATTACCTACTGCTGTATAGTTAGCAAAGGTATCTGGGTTAGGTATCTTATCCTTAAGATTGGTATGAACTGTTGTAATAATCTTACTATTAGATATTCCACCAAACAGGTTCACTTTTAATGTGAACGATAAGGTATGAGTAACTAACCTTCTAGATTGAAAGTCACCCTCATAGTCATCTTGAACAGATACACTATTCAATATAATAGGTACATCTTGCACTATATTCATACTAGGTATAGCATTAATTGATAGTGTATATTCTGGAGTGAAAGTAGGAAGAATCTGTTCAAGTATCTGAAGACCATCCTCTTGTGTCTTAGTAAGAATATACATACAATGTCAACAGTATATGGCACAGGGCTTTGCATACTTTTAGCTGAATTAGTCCCTGATGTGTTTGTAATCTTCAGCATCTTATTTACTTTTCTAGTAGCATCATAAGAGTATCCATTTATTTCAAACGCCATTCTAGGCAATGTATTAGCTGTATTATTTTCAAGGTTAGGATCACCATCTAATCTCTGAATCCACTTCTCTTTATTAGAATAGGCTAAGGGTATCTGAAGTCGTTGAACTGTAGAACCATTAACTGAATCAGTTAGTTTCCTATCAATGTAAATATCAGAGAATAGGTTACCAAACCCCACAATCACCTTTCTTATAATACCGTGATAAAATGTGTTATTATTTAACATCAAACTTCCCCAAAAGGATTTGATTCTGAGAATATAACATTAGATGCTGCAGCCTTAAACTTATTATTATCTCCAAAAGAGTCAGGCACATCAACATTTGTGTTGATTAAGGTGTCAAACGATTTTAGCGTTTCAAACACATCAATATCAGCAATACCAGTATCAAGTTTTTCAGAGGCATATTGAAATAGTTCAACTTGAAGTTTATAGACATATAACTTACCTAGTTGATAGAATGGATCTTGGTGTTTGACGAACTTGATTTCAAACAATCCTTTTGTTAAAGGAAAATAAATTAAATCTCCCTCGCACGGTCTAGAAGGTATAATAGTATTTCCTGACGAACCTATTAACTGATTCCATCGTTTCCTAGCAACAACAAGGGTGGCTGATTGTTCCATCATCAAGCCAAACTTTTGAAGCATAGCTCCCTGCCCGTCAAAGTTATCAATATTTTCAAAATACATTTCAATAGGATAACTGTTTGTAAACTTTGATAACCTATCTTCCCCTAGTATCTCATCTTTTGATATTAAGGTTCTTGGAATATAAAACAAATCTTGCCCATAAATCTTCATAGATTCGATGATAATGTCTTCCATCAAATTTTGTTCGTTAGTTGTTCCTTGAGAGAAATATGTATTCCTTGCCATAACCTAACCTGTAAAAAAGCTCATTGGTGCTGATTTATTCATCAACTCTTCTTCAAGGTCTTTTATCTCACCCATTGCTTCATCGTACATACCTTGACCATCTATCGTAACACCACCTGGAAGTAACATACCACCAAATTTCTTTAAATTGATTCCCCATTGCTTCTTGAATAACCCAGTGGTGTAGTGTTTCAACCAAGGTTCACTCCAAACTTTATTATATTCTGTTGGGTCTAAAGCTCGATAACACTGAGCAACTATATATTGCCCAACAAATATTTCAGTATCCCAATTGATGTCAAGGAATAACTTACTTTGATATCTATTAAATCTGATAGTTGGGATTCTGTTTAATTCAAAATTTACCATATCAAGGTAGCTCATTGCTGTAGTATAATATATCATCGATATAGATGAAAGATCAGCAAAACTATTGAGCCTCATTTGATATTGAATATTGTTGAATAGATTTTGTGAATTTTGATATGTATTACCAATAGGTAGAATGTTGGTTATACCGTAAACTAAATCGGGTACAGTGATAAATTGATTATCATACACCCCCTTTACGAATGGAATAGCACTAAGAATAGCTGTGCGAGTTGGGGTTGTAATAGTTTCACCTGCAACAAATGTACCGACTATCTTATAAACTAAAAGCGATGAGCCTGATGAAACGGAAGTACCTTCTTGAGTGATAAGAGCAGTCGCTCCTGAAGTTTGTCCAGTTACAGTTTCTAATAAAGTAAAATTACCAGCAGTTGATGTAGTTAGATTAAGCCTTGATGCTGTAATCATTTGTTTCATATATATTTGCTCTACGCCATCTGAGTGATACTGTCTCCAATACTCTAAAGCATCGTCAAGTCTATCCTCTAATTGGTCATCTTCAATATTTATTTCAAGAACTGGAGCACCTAATGCTCGAAGACAATATTGCTTTAAATCTTCTCTACTACTAACTGCCATCTAATACCTCGTCTACGCTTTATTTTTGTACTAATAACAAGAGAAGCTCTTTGATTTCAGACAACTCTTGTTTCATTATATTTATATCGTTAGAATTTTTAAGAATCTCTTCGTTTTGTGCTTCCCTAAAACTAGCTTTCTTTTTGTAATTATCATACTCTGCGCTATTAGTATTAATAATAGCATGAGTTGACATATCCCTTACTAGAGAACCATTACCTTCAACTTTGAGGTAATCAGCTAACACAAGCAATTATCCTTAAATCTTTAACTCTAGGAATTGAAGCTGTGTTAGTTGACCTCATTACTAATTTTACAGATACTACACTAAAATTAGCTAAATTTGATCCAGTATAATCAATATCAGTGAAATTATTAGAACCAATAGCTGTTTTAGGCATCGTTGAATCTGGGTTCATCAAAACCCAGATTGTTGATTGAAAATCAGATGGGTTAGTTCCAATTTTATAATACACAAACACATCTGCTTCTGTTGGGCAACAAACTGCGTACCTAACTCTAAGGCTATTAGATGGGTTTGATAAAGTTATTGCTTTTGATACGTATTTACTTGTTGATGAACTACTCATAGGCGTAATTTCATCAAAGAATGAATTATAGTATGATACGGTTAAATTAACAGTTTCTGCAGTAAAATTAGCATTAGATAATGTCAAAGTTCCTTTAGAGGCTGAAGAACTATAATCCACGCCAGTTATTAAAAATTTAATACCATTAGATGCAGAATTAGTTGAAGCCCCAGTAAAAGTTATATAAGAGCCTACGATACATCTAGTTAGTATGATTCTATTAGCATCAACGCCAGTTGTTAAAGTATTACCAGATAAAGTACAAGAAACGCTAGATAAAATAGTGACGTTATCTATCAACGGAATATTAGTATTTGCTTCTGTTGGAGAATCTATCTTATTTCTTACTGCCACTGCAGAACAACTATGCGTATCAATAATAGGCGATAAAGCAGAATTAGATGTTTTCAACTTAGCTTTCATTTGCAAATTTGCATTTCTTCCACTCTTAACTACTTTAGGCGTATAAAAATAATTATTATCGTTAGTTATGCAAGATAGTTCAGCGTTAGAAGTGCTATTTGACGATTCTGTGGTTACTATAGAATAGTTAATATTAGTTTCAGAAAAATTTAATTCAGTTATATTAGGTTGTAGAGTTTCGTATACAACACTTCTTGTTGCTTTAAGACTAGAACCTCCAATATACCCTGTTTTTGTTGCTACTGCAGAAACCACAATAGTATAGCTATCTAGTTTAGGGTTCAATACAGTAAAAGTATTATTCAAAACAGCTGAGGTTATAGTAGCATCAGTTGATGAAGATCCTGTTAAAGTAACTTGATCGTTGCTATTAAATCCATGATTATTGTGCCAAACCCTCACAGTAGAAGAACCTAATAATGTTTGAATAGGGTCATTCACCAAAGTAACTTTTGGTAGGTTATCATTAGTTAAAACCAAATTACCAATAACATTTTTATTAAAATTTGCTCTATATAAAGTAAATTTTAAGTCTTGGTCTTGTGAAGCAGTCCACGTAGAAGCATTCTGAGACTTAAGTAAAACTCCTAAATAAGGTTGCTTAGAAATACTACCTTCGCCACCAGGAATTAGATCACCCATTTGTGAAATCCAAACTTTATAGCTATCGGAATCGCTCACTAGAACTATCGCATATTCAGTTTTATCTTTTACATAAACTGGGCTTGGGAATGTGATGGTGGTTGGAGTATCGTATTTTGGATAGCTTACATCGTCCCAAGTTTTGACTAAATTACTAGACAAATTAACATCTTCTGATTTAACAACTACTTTACTGAATGGCAAAATAACTGCTGTTGGAAACCCATTAACAACTTCTCTAATCTCAATAGATACTGGGATATTGCTATCTTTAGAAGCAAAGAACAAATCGATTTTAGATAAAAATGCTCCTCCTGAACAATCAACTAAAAAGGTTTGCGCTAATGGATCATACCAAGCCGTTCCTGATACTACCTTGCTGGTAGTGTTTGTGATAGTTTGATTATCTGATACCTGAGATTGCACAAACTCAACATTCCTAGTAGCAGAAATATTGGATTGTTTAGTTTGAATAGTTCCAGAAGCAGTATAACTAGAAACTCCCTTAGATTCAAACGCGCCATTAGCATTAGAGTTGTCTATCAATTTAAGTTCTCTAGTGCCAGTTCTAAACCTCATTGCATCAGTATTAGGGATCTTAAATAACATATTTAAGTCGCCAGTAGAACCAGTCTTAAAATCTGTAGGAACAGAAGTCGATACAAAAGTACCAACTGCATTACTAATAGAACCTGTTAAAGTTTCTCCGACAATGAACGCCCCACTAGACAATTCAGATTTGTTGATAGTGTATAATATATAAGTTGCAACTCCGGCACTACTTAAAATTCTTTCTTTACCGACAACAACTGCTTTATTTCCAGAAACACCACCAACAATAACGTCACCAATATTTAAACAAACTTGAGTGTCGCCTGAGATGGTTCTTACAGAATCTAAAGCTGCATTAATTCCAGAATTAGTTTGCGAATCGAATACTCCAGATACAGGAGTATAGGTTATAACATTAGCAACACTACAGTGTGAAGAAATATTTAAGTTATCAAAATAAGGATAAAATATTGTGTTAGGCTTTAATCCTTTTGCTTGTATTAGTACATATCTTGAACGGATATATGGAATAACTGCAATTGATAATACTTTATCATCAACAAGCTGCGTATCAATTTTAGCAACAGCGACAGTATTGATTCCTGACCTTGATTGACCTATTTGAGTTGCGGTCGTAGTCTCTAAAGAATAAGAACCTGCCTTAAGATCCCAACCATGTATAGATGTATTAAGCCCTGCAGATACACTAAACTTTTGACCTGTTAGCCCTAAATTCTTTGCTTGTGTAGCATAAGCACCAGAATATGTGTTAGTGACTAATGGAGTGCCAGTCCACTGAGTTTGCCAAGAATTCCAAACAGTTCCTAATACGCCAGAAGATGCTGCCATCTGAGTCATTATTGTATAATTACCTTCAACATTAGTAATTATATCTGGAAGTCTATTAACCTCAAACCAATCATCTGAAGAGGGGTTTATATTTACGTTTCCTAAGAATGTAAATACTGCAAACGGATTTATATTTTCAGTCCTTGACGCATAAGTGTTTTGAGCTAAAACTACGTGAGGAGTACTAGGGTCTAATGGCAAAGTAACTAGGTCACCATACATTTTATAATTGCTAGAACTATTAGTATCAACTATTAGGTTAATATTGTCCATTGAGGCAAAGGGTCTTAACTCATTAGCTACCATATCAATAGAACACAAATAATCTGGTGATGCAGTATCTCCAATATTGTGTCCTGTAAAATTATCAACAATGAACCCATTTTTAAATCTTTCATTCCCCTGATCATCTAATATGCTCAATGAAGAAGTTTCTTGCTCTAAAAGTGATAATGAAGTATAGTATTCAAGGTTATTAATACGAGTTTCTAGTTTACCAATATCCCTCATAGTGTATCTTTTATTTTCAACTTTTGATACTTCTACATCAGATAATACATTAAAAACATAAGGTGCTATGTTTAATACATTTAAAGTCATTCCGTTAGACGAGTCGGTTGGAATTCCTGGGTTTAATGAAGATGAACCCTCTATATTAAAGAAATTACCTGAAATATCTAAAGCTAATTTATCTTGTCTTGGTAGATAATATGAAATATTTGCATTCATATTGTATCCACGTTTAGGCAGATACATATTAAAGGATTGTTTGTTTGGTCTAAAATCTATAGCATTTCTTAAATTAATGCCATTATAAAAAGGGATTAAAGAATAATCTATATTAGTATAAGACCCTAAATCACAAAAATCACCAGCGGTGTGTGCGAAATATTGATAATTTACGGTTATTGCTGATGATGGTGTAGGATAAGATGGAATTAATGATATACTTCCATAATCATAAAAATAGTCATTTTGTCCATTATTGAATTCATACCAAGATGTTATATCGGTATCTCCCATCATTATATTAACGATTTTATAACAATCTGCATCACTCAATGTCAATTTAGTTGCTGCTGCATTAGCTTGAGTATAGGTTTGTGATGCAGAAGTTAAAGTTTTGATTTTCCTAGCCGATACGCTTGTTTTATTTACAGTACAAAATACCGAATAAGTTCCTGTTACAGCAGTATCAAAAATTAATTTAGCTGTACTTCCTGTTGCTACTACTGTGAAATTATTTGCGCCAATAGAAATCCCAGAACCATTTTGAACATAATAGTTAGACGCATCAGGCAACAAAATTCCAGCAGAAACAGAAATAGATAATGTGTTATTGGGTGGTGAACCTGTGGTGGTAATACCACCTACAGTGGCTTGTTGAATAATATGATAAGATTGGCTATCTATAGTTTTTGTTGCATAGTGTGGTAAAGGAAAAACTAACACAGCACCATTTGGTTCATTTACTTTTGTCTGTATTTTAACTAAATTAGTCCCTGCACTTGAACCTGTGGTGTTTACGGCAGAAATAGTAAGTGACGCGTCTGATGTTGGGGTAGATACTACTTGTGCTGAATACGCACCAAAATGTACCCAATCATTTGCGATCAATCTTTTAGACGGATCGGGGTCTGAATACCACGTAGTTCCAATGCCTGTTAAGCTGTTTATTGCACCTTGTGCATACGATACGGTTCCTAAAGACAAGGAATATGTGTCTTGCGAGACATTAGCAGTAAAATTTGCACTATAGAATGATTTTACGTTTAAGGCAAAATCTTTCCCTTCATTTAACTTAATATTGTAGATAAACATTTTACAATAAGTATTTTCACCAGTACCACTTTCTGATTGGATACCACTAACATTGCAAGTTCCTATTTTATTGCCTGCTAACGTTCCATTAGTTGAAACGAGCGAATCGTACAGACCTACTTCGCCACCATCTAATATTGGAGGGAGCTTGTATACCTTAGTCACTTCAACAAAACTACCTACTGTTGTTGGTATAGACGTTAAAGGATCTGTTACAACATCGTTAATTTGGTCTCTAGGTTTATCAATAGAAATATAAGAAGTTGAAATCTTTTCTATTTCATAACCTTGAACGTATGCCTTTCCAGGTTCAAACCCCACTACAAATTTTGAGGCATCTCCAACTGTATCTGGAGCAACAACATCAGGTGAATATATTCCTCTATTATATAAAGGACTTGCTGTTTGTTCCCAATAGTTTACAATTCCTGAAGTGTGAACAGGAACTGCGGCTCCCGCAATCATATCGTGTATCGCAGAATAGAAATAGGTTGTTCCTAAAACTATATTAGAAACTATGTCGCCAGTCAAGTAGGTGTTTGAGGATACCCAAGATTTTCTATCGTTATTACGATGTTCTCTTATATCCGTTTGGAATGGCGTAACTGTATAATCTCCAGACTCATTATAGGTTCTTCTTGCAAAAGTTTTTTCTAACTGTGAATAGCCTGTAATTGCTGTAGTGGAAACTATTATTTCTTCTTTTATGCGACCTAATTCAATGAATGATGGACTATCAGTAAATATTGGCAAAGCAGTTAATGTTAAATCTATATAATATCTGTTAGCACCAGGAGCTGAATAATTAGAACTTCCTTGGGAATTATCTAATAAAGAATCATAACCAATATCGTCAGAAGTTTTGACTGAATCGGATACAATAAACCCAACTTTATATGATGAATTTGTTGAATACTTATCTAAAACGACTGTTTGAGTGTCGCATAATACAAAATATCCATTAACATAGTAAACACCACGCCTAATTGTTGATATAGAACCAAACCCAGAAGAAGCAACGTCTGAAGAAATCATACCAACATATAAACTATCTGTTGAAGTCAACGTATCGTGATTTGAAAATATTTTAGTCTCAGCACCTGAAGTTGATGAACTAATATAACTAAGATATAATGTGGCAGGGTCTGCTAAAGTAGCATCAACTGCGTGCACAACCTTAGCAGTAACACCCACACCATTTATGATCGTTGTTCCTATCAAATTAGAAACTGTAATTGAAGTTCCAATATTAGATAGAGTTAAATAATCTATTGAAGGTTTAATATCAAATTCGCCAGGAATAACAACAGCACCATTTTTAAATATAGCAGAACCATGTCTAGAAATTTGATTTTGAAGAATGGTTTGAAACTGATTTAATTCTCTAGCTTGAACTGCAACAGAAGGTCTAAACAAAATAGAATAAAATTTGTTATCTTCAGAAAAGTCATTAAAATATGGTTCTGTGTTAAAATCAAGCATCTTGTTTTATCCTAAATTGGTATTTAATTATATTTATAGTTTAATTATAGTTCTTAAAACTGCAGGGGATTCGCTCGTCGCAACAAAGGCAGTTTCGTTACTCAAGTATAATAAATCACCAGAATATTTATTTACTGTGGGTGGGACTACAGTGGAGGCTATAAAAGTTATCAATGGTGTTAATGAAAATGTCATAGTTGATGTTGGTATACCGTTGTCTAAAGGTATTAACAATACGATAGAACCCGACACGGAAACAACTCTAAATCTATAAGTAACTGAGTTTATGGTTGAGGATACAATAGAATCTGCCACGATGCCTAAATTTATAGCTGAAGTTGCAGTAATTTTCCAACAAGGTGTAGCAAAGTTTGATGTTAAGATTAGGTCTGTATTATATTGTAATGGGTTCTTAACTATACCAACTTGTCTATAATCGTTAGTTACAGTTAGCCCTTGATTAGTATTATCTGATACTTTAGCATAAAACATTAAGTGGCGGCAAGAAATATGATTGATTGGGTCTTTCCCTAAACCACCAAACGGAGATACGATAGCTCTTGCTATTGCCCCAGTTCCAGCAGAATCTGTTATTACTATATTTGCCCAATTATAGTTTGTTCCTCTATTAGAAATGGATATTTTAGAAATTACTCCACCTGTAATAGTGGCAGTAGCAGTAGCTCCTGTTCCATCACCAATTATCGATATTGTAGGATTAGAGTATCCATAACCACCAGAAACGATTTTTAAGCTACAAATATTGCCCGTCACTGTTGCAATTTCTGTTTGAGCTTGTAAAGAATATTGGTTTATTGTTATAGGCGAATTTTTAGAAACGGTATTGACTGGTATAAAATTATTTATTAGAAATTTGTTATCTGATGTAACTGTAGACATATATTTCCAAATATACCCATCAGAGGTATTTAGATATCCGCTTGATATTCCGGACGGAGCAATAGTAGATAAGCCTTTGTTATTATTGTCTACACAAATATAGATATTTAAATCGCTATAAACATAATAATTAGTATTTTCTAATTTGCCTAGTTTAACCACAGCTGTTGCGGATGCTGTTCCACTAGAAAAAGTTACGGTTGGGGCGGTAGTATATCCAAACCCTCTATTGACTATAGAAGTTGTTGTTACCTTTTGATTATTTACGCCTGAAGTTCCAACTGAGCAAGTTGCTGTTGCTTGAATACCAACGCAAGTTAAAACAGAGGTGCCGTGCGTATAGGTATTTCCAATTACATTAAGTAAAACTGAATTGCTTGATCCGCTTGTTCCTGCTGCAGTCACTGAATACAAATAACCATTATAAAAATATTGAGAATTAGCAGTTATCAGCTGAGAGATTGGGACGATAACGCCAATAGTAATGGTTGGTGTTGTTAAGTATCCTGAACCACCAGACGTTAAATTCAATCCTTGAATTTCTGAAGAATACTGATCATCGTAATTATCATAAGGTGTGTTTAATGTCCAATCTATTCTTGGAATAACATAAGATATATCAGAAGAAGTGATTTCCTTAAAGGCAATGATTTCATTGCGAGATTCTCTTTCGTATGTTATAGAATCAACAATAGGAGGAGGGTTTGCTTCATCTACCCAAGGCAAAGTTCTACCTAAAAAATAATAATATCTTGAAGTTCTTGTCATTATTTCTGAATAAATCGAATCAGCAAACGAATTATGGGCTGTTGTCTTTATCAATGAGTTTGCCATAGTATCCCTTTATTTTATAGTAAGAGTATATAATTATCTGATGCTATTATAACACAAAAATAAGTATATCACCGTTTTCGTTAGTTAATTGACCAGCATCGGTCGTTAATCCCAATAAGAATTCTGCAAAATTGATGTCGGTGTCTTCAGATAACTCTAAAATAGTATTTATATGGTATTCACCGAATAATTCTGTTCCTGCAGGGTGAATCAAATTTTTCACTGCTGATTTGTAAGATTCAAATAACTCATCAATCTGTATGACATAAGAGAATGCTTGATAGTATTTACTGTCCTGTATATACATATCACTATTCAAAAACCCATCACTATTTGAATAATAACCTTGCTGTTTTACAATATTTGTTATAACTCCAGATACATTTGAGCCATAATTAAATAAATCGCCTTGTTCAAATGTCCCTAAAAAATTATTTATTAAAACGACTTCATAAATTCCTGCAGTCTCTGTAGTTTTGTAGTTATCTACCACCACAACAATATTCTTTCTATTGTTTCTATCTGAAGATACAATATTAGCTGTTTTCCCTATTACTGAATCAAAAGAACCTACTTTAAGATCCACAAATATAGAGATATTTTGAACCCACTTACCATCTGAAACCCTAAGCATTTGTGATGAAGGTTGCTTGATGGTGATTTCTTTGTTGTATAATATTCTAAACAATAAGTTATAAGATGCTATAGTGCCTTTTGATATATACAACTCTTTCAATTTAGGAAGAAGAAACCTGTCGTCTATCAGGGTTGCTGGAAAGTTTAAAGCAACTTCACTCTTAAAGTATTGTAAGAAAGAATCTAATGTGCTATCAACATCACTAACTTTATATAGATCAACAAGAATGTTATTCTCTAAATACTCGTAATAGGCTTTAACAAACGTGACAAATGTTTGGTAATCTTCCCGAACAAATTCAGGAAGTTGACTTGCTACTAATGTGGGTAATTTAGGCTTTTTTATAGTCATTATGATCTACTTGTAGTAAAAGTATAATTTTGACCACCCCTTAAATCTCCTGAAGATGATGTATCTGATACAACATTAACCTTTAAATCTTCTTGTGAAATTTCTAGTATTTGCGTTAAAGCAGATATGATATCATTTGAACTAGGTTTAATATAGAGATAAAATGCATTACCAACTATAGAAGTTATGTTCAAGTTTTTGAACGATATTGTGCCTTTGTTATAATCTACGGTTCCTAATGTTTGGTTAGTATAAACTCTAAAATTATTTTCATTGACGTGAAATAATTGTATATTGCCTATGCCATCATCAACCACATAATTGATAAAGTTATTATCAGGCGTATAAAACCCTGAACTCAAAACACTATCATTTGCAACGCCTGAGCTGTAAATTGGATTTATTAGATTAACAAAATACTGAGCAATTATATTATACTTTGGAGCTATTGCTCTCTTAAAAGTAACTGTTGTAATATTATTGATTATCGAATCTTCTGAACTGTCAATCAATTTACTTACATGCGAATACCTAAACACCCCGTCAAATACTTGAAGGTCTGTTGAATTATAATTCAATATAGTGCCAAGGACCATATTTTGTATGTCGGTTGGTGTTCTAATAGTGTTTAGAGGATTGAAATAAACAGTAGTCGTCAACATTATTTTAATGTGTTCTGGGTCAACGATAACAGGAAATACGGTAAGAACGTTTTTAGACGGCAATAGAGTATTTAATATATAATTTTTTTGAGCCGTCGTTAAAATATCTGTAGATTTGGGTTTGATTGATATAAAGACCTTACCATAAACAGGAGGTATATTATCTTCCCCACCCCATACTGAAACTGAATGAGCATCAGGAAAGTTTGACATTAATATTGACTTATAATCACTTGTCGTCACACCCCTATTTTGGGCTGAATGAGCTCTTGGTGCATTAAATCTAATAGATTCTATATCTTCTGAACCTGAGCCATTTGTTGCTTTTGAGGTAGTTCTGATTGAAGTAGTTACGCCTTGCGGTAAAGATCCGTTATATGAAAACACTCTTGCGCCATTTGGAGCACCTAAACTTGATATACAATAATTTAAAGAAACTATATTACCAGGAACTAACGCAAGCCCTATTATCCCATTCCCAAAAGTTAATTCATATAAACCATTATCAATTTCTTTAATCCAATATACAGTAGATGCGTTTGTAATATTAACAATATTATCTGCAAGAGTAAATGTAGTTAAGTTAGAGGAGCTAATATTGTCTTGAATCGTAACAGATAAAGTAGATAAATCTGCATATTGATTAGGAATAATATATGAAACACCTGAAGCTGCCGTATATTTAAACGAAAGCTGATTAGATTTTTCAGTTATTACTACATTAGAAAACGTATGCGATACTTCTGGTGAAACTGATGCCAACGCTGATGCATTATAAAAAGTATAGTTTACACCATTTACGATTGTATTGAACGGAGTATTTGCAGGCAAGGTAAATAAAGAAGCTGTTACGGAGTTGAAAGTTATATCAACTGTTGCTGTTGCACAAATAGCTGAATTAGGAGTGTATCCCAATTCCTTTGCTATAGAAACAACACTGTTTCTTTTCCTAGCCGAATCAAGGAACATTTCATTGATTGATAAGTTATTATAGATTGCATTATAATGAGTATTGTAAGTTAAAACATCTAACAATACAGATAACCCTGAGCCTTCGAAATCATAATCTGAGAATATGGTTTGCCCTTGAAGGAACGTCTGAAGGCTTGTTTTCTGTTCATCAAAATCTAATGCAGTATAATTAATTTTCTTAGATGCCATTAGCGAGTCCTTTCTAATATTAGATCAAGTGTTATAGGTGCTTGAGTGTTTAATATGGTAAAATATATTGAAACATACACTGAGTTATTATCAGAAGAAACATTAACATCTACCTGTTTGAGATTTACTCTGGGTTCAAAGTTGTTAATTAGATCTGAAATAACTTGTCTTAATGTGAGCGTTAGGAGAGGGGTTGCCAAATCGAACAATAGGCTATTGATAGGTGACCCAATCTCAGAATGAAAATGTCTTTCATAATTTTGGGTCATAACCAAATTCTTTACTGACGCTTTAATGGCATCAGAATCGTATCTAATATTAATATCTCCTGTATTTGGATTTGGGGTAAAATTCAAATCCAAATCAGAAAATGTTCTAGTATTTTTTGCCATTGTTGTTCCTATTTTTTATAGTATTTATATAAAAAAAAGAATTTAAAATACTAGAATTAGAGTCTAATAATACGTTAATTCCAAGGCGTACCAATTTCAACTTCTTTGCGCCCTTTAAATGCTGCTAGTTCAGCGTCCGCTTGATCTTCGTGTGCGTTTTGTCTAACACCCTTTTCATCTTTGGTATCAAACATATCTTTAATCCACTCAATAACTTTACTTTCAGTTACATTTGCAAAATCGATAATGTTGTCTTTTGGTGCACCAAAAGCAGTATGGTATTTGTGAGTATTGCTATCAATCCCATCAGATGCTGTAATAGCGAAAGATGCAGCAACTATAATGCCATCTTTATCGCGTTGTAAATCTATTATTTTATAATCGTACGTATTGCTCACTTATCTTCCTTAGTTAGTTATGTAAAAATTAAACCGAAGTAATAGTTTGCCAAACTGTGCCAGTGTATACGCAAAGTTTAGCTGCTGTAGTATCAAAAATAACAAGACCTGCAGCTGGGGACGGTATTGCAGTTTTCTGTGTGGTTGTCATGTTCGGGAATCTGATGCCTTTAGTCGTCGATTGCGCATCAAGAATAGCTGAGGCGTTTGCCGGTGCACCAAAACCCAAACTACCCGTTGATGATAACGACATTAATAAAGTAGCAGCACTTGCTGTCGTCATTTGTCTCCACGTAAATGACGTATTTGCTGCGGTAAATGTATTCCAATAATCTACTTCACCTGCTCCTGATTGAAAGTTCCACCCTTGAGCACCTCCTTGCAATAAAGCGGGATAAATTCCGGATCCTGTATTGTAAGAATTATAAAAATACCCACCTACCTGTAATGATCCAGCTAAATAGTTACTGGCAGTGCCACTCATATATAAATTCCAACGACCTGTTCCTGCCGGAATATTACCAAAAAAAGCATAGTTATTTGTTGCGTCAACTAAACTTGCCTCAGCAAGAACCCCATATTGTGTGTTGATTGTTGACGTAAGACCTTTTGCACCCTGATTAGCATAGTAATGTACTATAGTTGGTATAGTAAAACTTGTTGCCTGAGTAGAAATGTTTGTTGCAAACCCAAACGCATTTGTAGTGACATCAGATAAAATGTTTGCAGAAACCCACACAGCTCTAGCAGTAGTCGCACCTGTTATACTTTTTGATAGTGTGAGGGCATTACCAGCAGCTTTAGACCCAATCCCTAAAGATCCTGACAATATTAAATCAGTAGCAGTAATAGAACTCGAATTCTGAAGAGACATATTACCAAGTGTAGTATTACTTGCAATTATTTGATTTACAGTCGCTTTTTTAATCGTACCACCAGAAACTATTGGTATATAATCGACTGTTGGTGTTATAGATGAGACTGTAGGTAAATCTGATATTTTTACATTTGCCATTATTGTTCCTTAATTTATTAATAGTAGAGCATCATTAAAAGTCGACATCGCTGCTCTTATTTCTACCATATTAGAGGCAGTTGATATTTCCACCTTAGCTATATTTGCTAAAGCTCGTACACTGTCTATCCAAGCAAACATTGATATAGCTTCGATTGAAGTAGGGTTTCTTCCTATATTATTTTGTAAATAAAAAGGAAATTTAATAAGTATCCTATCACTTGCAAGAGCATTTACTTTATTATTAAAGTCTTTCCTTTGGCTAACTACATCAGGTTCAGGTAAGGTTTCTGCAAAGTAACCAGTTGTATTTTGCTTTATACAATATTCACTGGCTAAGTAGATACCCTCAATATAGTGTAAAGTACCTACTTGGCTTTGTATATTATCAGAATGAATATCAGCCCAATAAAGTATCTTTAAGTTATTGTCGAAAACTGTTATTTTCATTTATGGTTCTCCATTACTATAATTGACCAATTAATAGAAGTAGTTGGGTAGACATCAATACCTTTAAAGGCTAAAGTAAATGTTACGAGCGCATCAGTAGCAGGATAAAAAATATCATTAATCATGAAAGGAACACCTGTATTGTTAAGTGCTGGTACAGATACAGGCATTAACTCGGAAGACATATATTCCTTAGTGGGATCAATACCATCGGAACGATACATTGTATTCCCAGTACCTTCAGAAACACCTATCTCAAATAATATAGTCTTATTAACAACCTCTAAAGTAGAAACAACCGTACCTGAAATAAGCACAGAAATACCCATATTATGTGATCTTTGTCCTGTAGGAGTAGAAGGTAATACTATTGTACCTAATACTTGTCTTGTAGTTGGTATTATTATTAAGTCAGTCGAACCACCAATCATACCCTTTTGTGAGAGTGAATTAGTTACTATTAAAGAATTAACATTGTCAGGTGTAATTAAATTAGTTTGTAAGTCAGTACCAGTAACTAGAGTAGGGATTATTAATCCTGTATTAACCACAGTTCCATAATAAGTTATATTATCTTTATCTACCCAATATGGTCTTAGATAGTATGTTCTTGGAGTTGAGTTAAAGAATGCATCAGTATAAGTATTTTGTTTACCTATTATATTTTGTGATAACGGTAATATTGTAGTAAAACTAGGGTCATTAGATATATCAACTCCAAAGGGATAGTCAAACCAAATGGAATCCTCAATAACCCAAGTTAAACTAATTTCTTGAAATTTAATAGTTGGTATAATACTTATACTTGGGGTTGGTATTGCGATTACCCAACCATAAGTAGAACTATCCCATTTATAAAAAGTATTAGGAATAGGTATATGCTCCTCCCAAATATTATCAGTAGTATAATGCCAAAGGGAATATAAATCTGAATCTAAAATATGAGAAGGCAAAGTGGTTAAATCAGTAACAACTGAATTTCCATATACTGCCCCAACTTCATACATAGGAGTAATAGTTTCTATAACCGATACTACAAGCCTAGTATTAAAGTCAACCATTATAGTTTTTATCATTTTAACTTCCGTAATTAAATCTTGCAAAAGGAGTAGTACCTAAAGATGTACCACTGTTATTATTATAAGTATAGTATATCGTACCACCGTTTGTTGTATAATTACCTAAAGCAGGTAACCAATTCCATTTACTTACCCTATATGTATTTTCTGAGACTCTATATATTGCAGTACAATATATATCCCAACCAGTAGCGTTCATATATTCTAAACCAAGTAAATCTAGGCAAATAAAAGGTTTAGCTACTGCTCCATCTATAGTAAGAGAAGGTATAATTACGTTAGAGGAACTACCTATGGCAGAAGGGGTTACATGTTCATTTCCTGCTGCTCTACTTACTGGTATATAAGATGTTGTTGCCACAACATTTAAAAGTTCAGACTCATTTGAGAGTATACAACCTCCTTTATCATTAATAAAGGTATAGCTAGACTTATAAATAGTTCCTGTAAATTGAGGAGAGACCTCCCAAGTTCCTATTAAAGCAGGAGGGCTAAATTTAAGACTTCCATTAAAACCCGTAGCCATTGCAAAGACAAAGTCAAAATTACCACCAGTAAGCGCAGAAGGATATCCTATATTACCATTCCCCCAATTATTATTATACATAGTCACTTCATAAATAGAGTTAGTAGTTCCTGAACCAAGTTGACTGACTATTCTAAGATTTCCCCATGTCACAGCAGTAACTATAATATTAGTAGTATTATTAGGAGCTTCAGTAGTTATAAAAGTATAATCACAAGCATAAATAGGTATTGTAGTTAAAACACCTGTTGGTTTTGTACTTTTCCAAACAGAAGTTGGTGGAGTTATTCCGGATGAATCATAGGCTAGACTTGTACTTGGATTAAATGTATAACTTCCTCCTGTAGGTATAGGGGGAATAGTAGTAAGACCACCTGTACCCCCACTTGCGACTGTACCTTGCTTATAATAAATAGTAGCAGTATAGGTAGATGTACCCCCAACTGATTTTACAGGTCTACTACTTAGTAATACAGAATTAGACCAGTTTTTTGCAGTTACTACTCTCGCAGGAGTAGGTGAGAAAATAGCGAAACCATAATCTGTTCGTTGTGGTTCTAACCCAACATTACCTAAATCTTCAGAATTAACACAATTTACTATTGATATAGTAGTAGCATCACTATATAAACTTGCCGCTAGTTGTAATATAGCAGAACCTGTCATAGGGTCAATAAATGCAGAATTATTCTGCCAATTTGAATTTACTCCACCAGTAATCCCATAAGTTGCACTTTGGTATCCTAATTGATTATATAAAAATATGGATTTACCTATAGGTATATTTACAAAACTTAAGGGTTTTTGCCCATTATAAATAGTTCTAATAGGTCTAAATAAATTTATACCACTTCCTGTAAATGTTTCTTTTACCCTATTCAATGTCATTTTTTCACTAACTACATAATAACTAGGATCATCAGCAGTTAAATTTATATCATTAGTAGTATTACTTACAAGTTTAAAACCAAAAGCCATTACACAGTACCTTTTTCATAAATTATACACTTATTGTCAACATCTATATAACGGTAGTTAGTAGCATTAGATGCATTACTATTCCAAATGAGAACATACGATGTAGCTAAACCCATATCACCATACGACCAAGCAGGATTACTATGCCAAAATCCACCACCCGTACCATAATCATAACCTACATTTGTAACAACATTTACACCATTTATAAAAGTTAAAGCTCTTACATCAACAAAACACGTAGTTCCTAAACCTAGATAAGAAACTTTCCAACCATAGGTATTTACCAAACTTACTGTTTTTATTATCGAAGAACCCGCCTTTGTTAAAGTTTGAGTATAAAGTACATGTAATGTATTAGCTTCAGCCTGATATGTACTTTTACCAGCACTATCCTTAATTGCAAAACCATAACTCATACTAATAAACCTATCTGAACCCGAATAATTCCATTTGCATCAATCACTTTCATACCATTAGCATCCATTTCAGTTCTAGCCCCTACTACAGTAGATTTTACACTAAAATTACCTACAAGAGCAAGACTACTTATTTGAACTGCTTCGATAGCACCTGCACCAATAAAGGTGCTGGAATTGGCGAGGGTAATTTGTCCGCCTAGATTCACACCTATTGTTGCACCTACAGTAGCATTATCAGCAGGTTTGGTAGAATTATTATCAGTGACATTAGCCCATACAGCCTTTGTACCCAGACCCGCCCCATCGACCACTTGATTGGTGTTGGTAACTGCATTAGAGACGACTGACCAAGCGGGTGTAACAAGTGTAGCGTCCCACTGATAGAATGTAGCAGGACTGGAATCAGTGTCAAACCATAAGTCACCTTGAGTATAAGTACCCCCAGAAGGGGCTGAGGTTGCTCTGTAGATAGTATTCTTAGTTGCGTCCAAAGCTCCGATATAAGTATTTAAGAAGTTGGGTGGTTCTTGATAGATTGAAGGTGTTGTCTTGTCGCCTATTTGAGCTTCAAGCATTATTCCATCAAACCAAACTGTCGTGCCTGAGGCATGACTGTCCAGTCTAAAAAAGCAAGTTGTATTTGAGTCTGCGGTTAAATCTAAAATACCGTAAATTCTTGTCCAAGTGTTTGCAGGAATTGTTAATGTATTTCCATCATAACCACTAGTGCCATAATAAATAGAGGCAGTCTGAATTCCTAAATGGACACCCGCTGATCCCCAAACTGGAGCAGCAATAACCGTGCTACTATAAACGTATCCAGAAATAATCCATTTCTTATTAGGTTGTATATTGGTTGTGTAACCTGTAACGCCCCACCAACCACCAGTCCCTGTTGTCACTACTTTTAATGACTTAGTGCCAAAATATTTAGCAGTCGCATCTTGACTTAGCGTTCCACTTGCGTGAGGTGAAAAAGGAGGCAAAGCTGCTTCCTCAAACGTACAGTATCTTGGGTCAAGTATATTGACCCCCGAACCCGACAACTGACTCTTGGTGGAATCTGCTGTCGGAACCCAAGCTGAGCTTTTATAGATGTAAACAGTGCCAGTAACATAACCTGATAAAGCACCCGAAACATACCAAACATCCCCTTCGTTGGGTGATGTTGGAACAGTAGCTTGGTTGTAGACTAGGTTTTTGGTAGCACCATTAGCTATACCTCCTAGTTTACTTCCTTCGGTAGCGTTTATACCTGCAAGGCTAGTGGGTTTGTCTTTAATACCTGTAGTATACTCAATGCCTCCGCCAGCAGCCATAACCAGATCACCTGTAGCTGTTCTAATTTGCAATTTAGTTAAATAAGCACCATCTGTCTTATCTATTTTCCAACCCACACAATTACCATCACCTAGAGAAGTGGAAGGAGTCCACGTAAAATCAGTGCTTTGGATAACGTTGCCAATCTTTAGGTTGGTAATAGCACCATTAGCTACCTGCAATTCGCCAATAGCTGCTCCAGGCATAAAGGTTGCAATATTAGCAGATGTTAATTCAGGCAAACATTTAGACCACACTGAGTTATTATAAACCCACAGTAGATTTGTTGTGGTATTAAAATAACTATCTCCCGCAACAGGATTAGCTGGCAACAATGCTGTTGGATCTGATGATCCTTGAGTTGATGCGTTCTGTTTTTCAACTCTATTAATAGTTATTGGATAAGAGGGGTATGCTATAGAATTATATGTAACCGAACAACTAACTGTTGCACTTTTTGATGCACCAAAATCACTAGCTAGTATAGTTGCTGTAGAAGATGTAGAAGCTGGGGTTGCAGGGGCAGTAGAAAATCCAGTAAATGTCCAAACGTATGATTTCGTTCCTGACATATTTGCAGTATTAGCTGTTAATACTATATCCAAATTCCTTGAAGATGTTGTGTTTTTTGTATCTATTGTGCCGCTTGTTGATGTAAAAATTAATGCACGATCCGTGCTAATCGAAACTGAGGGTGCTAATAATCCATCTTTCTGTTTAGTAAATCGTTGAGTAGCTGTTGTGCTAAATGCAGTTCCTCCTGCAGTTTTTCCATTTATTGTATATAAAATAGATGCAGCATCAGCAGTTATAACTGAAGCAACGCCATAACTAGCCTTTGTTGTTCCAGTGCCTGTAGCTGCGGTAGCATTAGCCGTAATTCCTGTTGCTGCTATAGTAGATACTGTCCATTGACCAGCTGCAACACTTGCTGTTGCAAATCCAGAATATGTTAAAGCTGTTGCTCCTTCCAAAACTTCAAGAGTCGTAGCAGTTCCATCATATCTAAAAGTTGCGTTGGTAGCTTCCATCACACTTGAACTACCATTTGATAGTACGGCAGTAATTGCATTTGCCCCTGCAATACCATTAACAACTTCCATACGCACAGTACCCCATGTTGCTGCAGTTTGAGTTGTTGAGCTACCTGAGTCTATATTATTATTCATAAACGTATACTGGCAACGGTATGTTGGTGATGTTGTGGTTGCAGGTTTATCTACTAGCCAAGAAGTTGGAGGAGTCAGTACCTTGGTACTAAAGTTATATGAGCCTCCTGTAGGAGATGGTGAGGGTGCGGCTGCAGTTGGCGAGGACACTTGATAATACACAGTTGCCTCATACAAAACATTATCCTTTTGATCAAGGACGGGTGCAGACCATGTTCCTGCAGGAACATTATTGCTGATTGTATCAGTAGAAAACAGAAAAGTAGATGAGTAGATACCAGTTAGATTTGAAGCTGGTCTAGTTTCTGACCAACCTGCTGTAAGTGCTAAATTCACACTAGCAATCGCAGCAGTATTAAAAGTATTGGTACTAAAGTTATATGAGCCTCCTGTAGGAGTCCCTGGAACTGTAGAAGAAGTGCTCGTGAAATATATATCTAAAGAATTGTAAGAAGTTCCTCTAGGACCAGTTGCGCCAGCTTTGGCTTTAGTTAGATTAAGTTTTTTAGATATTGGAGCAATATAAGGAATATACATACCTGAAGCAGCCCCTGTTTTGCACATTGCACCCCAGACATGGAACACTGTGCCGGCAGGTAATGCAGCACCATTCATGTTTATATTCCAATCAAGGAAACCTCTTGATAAGGTAGTCGTTATTGTATTTTCAAACCTAACCCACTTATCAAACACAGTATAAACAGTTCCACCAGCAGTCTCAGCATCGGCAAAATCATTACCAACAATCCAATTATTAATACCAGCTTGAGTGGGTACATAAACATAGGTGCTAACTGAATACTGACTAGCAGGAAATGTGTACCCTTTTCTATATAATAAAACTAAACCAGCATTGGCAGTTATCCTTTTTGCTGTTAATGTTCCATTTGGTGCAATTATGGGCGATGTTTCTACAAGAACCCCAGTATTACCTAAAGTAACAGCATTGGACCAACCTTGCGTAGTGTCAAAGGTTTCACTACCCGATAATATATTAACCTGAGCAGCTGCGGTTCGTGTTGCTGTTACCTCAACACTACCTGTATCGCTTGCTGTAGCAAAGGCAGTAACAGTGAGTATATTACCGAGAGTTCCTGATAATGCAGAAGTAACGTTTGGATCTATATTCGTTTTAGCATAAGTCCAATTAGCTGAATCATCTGTCGTACCATTATAGACGGTCATAGTATGAACATCACTAAAAGTACCAGTAACACCATCTTTATCTGCAACAATACTTTGATTTTCATTAGACATCATAGCTTGAATGGTATTAAGTGAATCAAGACCATTTTGTGCTACAATTATTGCTGTTGTCCAATTTTGGTTAGTGGTTACGGTAGTGACACCTGTTGGAATAGTAAACAAATACGTCGTCATCCATACAGGGACTGATCCTGTGCTTGGTCTAGTTTGTGACCAAGTACCTATATTAGTAACAAGCCCAGTTGATACAGTATAAACAACAGAAGTCGGTAACGCAGGAGCAGCTCCGCCAGAATAAAAAAGTTGAACCAACGACGAACTTGTTCCATCATTAACATCAACGATGGTGAATGTGCCTGAGCTTACTATTGATGCCATCCTTATTCCTTATTTTAAAATATTATTAAGGTCTAGTGGCATCACAAGCAACTGTACTTTTAGCATCTATTTCATCGCCTGTTAGAGTAATAGATGCACCTGCCGCTGTAACTCTAGTACCTGCCCCAGCTACAGTACTAAAGCAACCGTATAACTTTCCACCAACAAAGTCAGTTGTCGCAGTAGGGGCTGGGAAGTCAGTAATCGACAGCCATGTGTTAGTGCTTGGCGTTCTCATTGTTACTACATTCGTTATACTACTTGCAACTTCAAAGAATGATGCCAAGCCTGCCGCATTCACAACTTTAATAACATCACCAGCTACAAAGGCGTACGAAGTACCGCTATAAGTAAAAGTCGCACTGGCTGTTGTTGTATTGGCTGTAATGTTCGCACCACCTGCTATGCTTATCTTAGAGGTATCAATAAAAGCGCCTCTCTTACCATTTCTGTCGTAAAAACGCCAAGTGAATGCCCAACTTGTTAATGGTGAAACTAAGACAGCGCCATAATAAACCGAAGGAGTTAACACTGTTTGACCTATTCCATTTTGGAGCTTGTCGCCTGTAGATGAGTTGATAGTTACCTTATAAGCATCAGAGATGTCATAAATAGTAAAATACTGTGAATAGGTTTTGGCATCTGCATCGGTAATATCTACCCGATAGATACCTATTTGATTAACAGCCGCTTCTGATAATGTCATGGTATTTCCTAATGCCCAACTAATCCCCGCAGTTCCAACGGGTAAATTAGTGTTTAGGTCTGCACCCGCAGCCGCAGCAGTAGGTACGGCAGGGTTTATAGTACCTTTAAACCCATACAGTGTTGATACGCTGGGGTAGGCTGTATTGATCTGAGCTCCAGTTTGGTCATACCATCTATAAGTAAGACCTGAAGTGTCGATGCCGCTTGATCGAATTAAATCAGCCGCTATGCAGATATTATTTTTTGTTGCGCCTGTAGCTTGCTCAATATTTGTTTGACCCCTCAGCGTTATGAAAACAGCGTTAGTCCCTGTTTTCACTGTACTTAAAGTTACTTGAGTAATAATGTGCGTGGTTAGATTAGTAACTGGGTCAATATAATCCGCTTCAAAGAATAAAACTAAAGAGGCAGTTGTGTCCAATAGGTTAGCTTTTACAACTAAGGTGGACAAAGTCGCTGTTCCATTTGCACTATGCGTCACGGTAAACGGAGCAGAGACGGCTACGTAGCTATTATCAACAAAAGCCGTAGAGGTGCTTGCAGTTGTTAAAGCTGTGCCCCCTTGAGTCAAAGAGAACTGTTTGTTTGTTAATGCGCCCCATACTTGAGACTCAGATAATCCACTAATATAAAGTTTAGGTGATAAAGTTAAATTTGAGGTTACAAAGCTTGGGGTAAAGGTAAGAGTTGATTCATCTTTTGTAAATACTTGCTGTGTACCTCCACTTGTTGATAATACAGCTGTAATGGTTCTTGCATCGTTGTTATCGACTATTGTAAACTGACCTGTTGAAACTAAAGTAGCAGCCATGTTTTTATCCTAATTAAGTGAGTAAATGTCGCAAAAGAAAGTAGCGTTAGATTCGAAGTCATCTACAGATACTTCTACTTGTTTATATCCAGTAATATATAAATTATTCCAAGCAGCATCAGTTGTTGTTGGATCTTCATCGATGATAGAAACTCTTCTCCAACGAAATTGTGAAGCATCAAAAGAGTCGGTCACTTCATTTGCGCCTTGGAAAACTTTTGCAGCTAATACAGTATGTGTATGGTTTCCACGCCTAAAAGTTTGTCCGTTAGATGAATATATTTCAACATTATATGGAGATGATCCGTCATAAAGTTTGATTATAGTCGTTTCATCATAATGAGTACCAGATAAACACCTAATAAGTAAACTTGATGTTGACCAAGCAGAATTATTATACGCCAAATCGTAGGTCGATGAGTTATTTACTCCGCTCAAATCAAGCCAAGTAGTACCATTCCAGTATTGCCACTTATATGTATTTAGTGCGCCTGACAGTGTAGCGGTTAATGTCGTATTGGTCGTAGTTGGTATAGAAGTTCCTGTTGTAAACTTAAATACCTGAGATCCAGTAACTACAACATACAAAGGGTCGGCAATTTTAGCATACACAACCTGCCTTACTTCCGTATCCAGTAGTGTCGCACCAGCAATAGTTGCTTGATTATACATTTTAATAGTTACGGAAGAAACTTTAGAATCCTCTGCTAACTGACAAGTATAAGGTGTTACTGAAGTATCAATTGCTGTAGCGCCTGTTAAAGCCACCCCCAAATTTGTAGTTACTGTTATCCAACCATATTTTGATACATTAGAACTTATTGTTTGAAACCCTTGTATGACTAAAGGCGAAAATACGCCATTTGTATCCACATCTGTAGATTGTTTTACAATAACTGATGAATCTGTATTAATGCCATCAAATACAGGCAAAGAAGTAATAACAGATTGTACCTTAGTGAATGTTTGGGAAGTATTTGTAGCAAATGCTCCTCCAACATAACGAGTCCCAGAAATGTTGTATATAATAGAAGAATTACCTATAGTAGCAGAAACCCCTAAATGATTAGCTACTTTTAATGTATTGCCGTCTAATGATAATGCCCCGACAGTAATATTGATAGGGATAGTATCGACTTTATATGTTCCTGCAGTCACTCCTATTCCATCATATACAAGGGGAACATCATTTTCCTCTACAGTTATAGTAGTCCCTGAATGCGAATAAGAAAATACTTCACCGTTAATATTTGATGTGAATATAAAAATTGGGTTTGAATTTTTCACTACAACATTGGATAAATTCCCACCACCAGAGCCGCCACCACCACCACCAGAGCCGCCACCACCACCACCTAATGCAGAAGCGTACACCTGCACAGATACTCCGTTCTGGATCCCAAGAACAGTTTCAGAACCTGTCAAGGGTTGCGCTAACGGTAATTCACTTATTTTTTTAGAACTCATTATGTACCTTCATATTCATATCCATCTTCTGTTATTAAAGTGAACCCATCTTGTGTTATTAAGATAAATCCTTTTGATCCTGCAAATACGTTTGAAGAACCTGTTAAAATAATTCCTTGATCAGCACTATCGCCCAATCTAGATATACCTATTCCATTCACAAATACACTACTTGAACCGCTTATCACAACCGCTATATGAGGAACGCAAACATTACCAACCTTATAATTATGAGTCTGTAAAGCATCTCCTATTCTACAAGCACCATAACCATTCACAAATACGTTTGGTGAGCATTGTTGAGTAACGGTAATTAAATCACAAGGGTGACCAGTAGATACACTATCTTGCCCATTACCTCTTGCCACTGCCGACATCACAAACTCCTATGCGAATAACTTTTTCAAACCAGAAGAATATTTTTTATCATCAACATAAGTATACGTTTGACCAACATTACCTTCCGTTGAATAGGAACAATGAATCCATCTAGAAGCTCCATTACTACGATATTCCATTAACAATTTATTGTAAGGTAAAATCTTTTCTAACTTACTAACTAATTCAAATAGATTATCAATAGTATTATCAGTCAGTAATTGAATATCTACTGCTCTGCCTTTATTATGGTCAGACGACGCTTTAGAAGAAGCAACTGCGCCTTCGGTTCTCAGACCAGAAGTAATCATCCACGTTGCCCCTTGTCCACTACCTTGGCAAGGTCCTATTTCTTTATATATAGGCTCTAATATATTTATAGATAATGCAGCTAAGTTAGCAACAAGATTTTGTTTAGTATATAATGACCTAGAAGAAGAACCAGCAGAGGGTAAGCTCACATCTGTAACTCTATACTTACCGCCCAATGTCAACATACCTAGTGTGAAATGGTCTGATAGTTTATAGCTTAATGGGAAATCTGATTGAGCCTCAATTTCTGCTTGTTTTGTGGTAGATAATTTAGTCCCAAGCCCCATACCACCTGATATAGTGGCAGAATCTTGTTCTGTTGGATTATTTATACCGTTATTTTTATAATCACTGGTAGTATATAATGCATCAGCAGACTTTTGACCTGCTGGACTACCCCAATCATCCTCATCCTCATATTTAAACTCACCGCTCGCAGTTCTTGCAGGAGGAACTAAGTTTAAGCTGCCTTGGCTGTGAGAAGAATCTACTGGTGGAACTACCAGCCTGTTAGATGTTGTAACGCCTGCGGCAGATAAAGAAGTTTTTGTTTCAATAGGAGTATTTGCATATTTTGGGTCATAAATGTTAGGAGCAGTTCCACCAAATGCTGCTAGTGCATTTCCAACTAATGGTATTCCACCTAATACTGATGATAGTACGCTTTCAGATAAAGTATTGGGGTTATATTCACCTGCTGGATTTAATGTAGTATCAACCAACACATTTTCTTGTGCTCTACCTTCTATAACATTTCCCGCAAAATCTACAGGTGCTTGAGGGTTTCCTAATAAAGTCAAAGGTGTTGTCGGCTTTATTGCCACTGGTGTTAATGGATCAAGCTGAACAGTCAGCCCCGTAACATTAAAGTTAAGTAACGATAAAGAATTTGTATTCATACAAGAATTTAGATTTAAATCGCCTGTTGTTGTCTCTGCCGTTAAAGACCCACTTCTAATAACAGTCGTTTCAGCAACATCTAATGTAAAAGTTTTTGCTTTGATTTGGAAATCTGCAGAGGTTTCATATTTAATACTACTTGACATTTTCATAAGAGTTTCAGCAGTTGAAGCAGTATCGCCTCCCTCTAAACTCATATTTGAACCAGTCTTTAATTTTAAAGCATCGGTAGATTCAATAGACATCGTGCCTATAGCTCTAGTATTAGAAGTTTTTCCTACTTCTACATTATAGTTACCCTCAACTAGGATATTGTAGTCTCCACCAACGGCAACGTTTAAGTCTAAAGCAACACCCATATTAACATTATTATGAAATACAGCATCTACTTGACCAGCAACTTCAATATTAGCATCACCTTGACACAATACGTTCATTGGACCATTAACTGTTATGTTACAAGTTCCGTTGATTAAAACATTACCATTCTTTTCTGTAATATAGAATCCGTCCCCAACAATATGATTAATCTGAGAGCCGTTTGGGTCTATTTCAATAAAAGTACCCATACGATGATAAAGATTAATTCGTTCGCCATTCGGGCTGTCATCAAATTCTAATACATGACCACCTTCAGATTCAAATACTTTATTATATGGATATACAGTATTGTATGACGATAAGGGTTGATCATAAGTGCCTGAGGTATTAGCAATCGGAATATTGGTTTTCCTAGACGCATCTTTGAAATCTATACAAGTTTCTTTTATTATGCCTCTAGCAAGTCTGTTAGTATCTGGCTCGTTCATATAATCTCTAAGGGGATACTTTCCTTCAGGGTCGGTGAATCCATCTTTATCAAAGTTTCCGGACCTATCTTCCATATAAGCATCTCTTTTATTAGCAGAAGCAGCAGCTATATCAGCTGCAGATTTGTTAATAGTGGTGCTAGAAGCATCCTTATTTGAGGGAGCAGCAGCTGCCTTTCCTCCTAAGAAATATTCATAATATCTAACTTTCTTTTTGAAGTGGTCTGAACCTGACTTATCTCCAGGATTGACTGCCGCTAATGCTTTAAATATAAATCCAGGTTGGTGTTGAGCTTGTTCCCAGCCAGATATTCTCCATTTGAAGAACTCAACTGCAACCTTAGCGCATCTTGCCATAGTCGCATCATCAGTTCCTACCATAAGGTCAGGGCTATTGACTAAATCTAATCCAGTTTTCTTACCAGCCATTACATAGTTTTCTTTACCAGTTAGCTGAATAAATCCTCTTCCATAATAGTTTCCGTTAGCTGGGGTGCCTCCTGGTAATCGTGTTCCATACAACCACCCAAAGAACTCTATTCTTGGAATATTTCTTTTCCCAGCATCATACCACTTAGCTGCATCGGCTGACGATACGTGTGAAAATAATCCACCCAATAATGTCTTT